GACTCTTTCCTTCTCGTGGGTTTTGCATACCCATTGGAGTACCTTAGGCTTTAGCTGTAATCACACCGCTCATTCGTGAGGACGACCCGTCAGTAGGGTTGTCATGGTCAGAGAGAATTTGCTGTCCCGAATTCTTATGCGCTAATGGTCCTGTAGCCGTTAGCTAGTGGTCTCAAGGTATATTGTGGAAAACATGTAGGATTTAGTCAGGTGGAAATATCCTTGCACTAAGTCACACGGAGGTGGTTCATTTGTGGACTCGCCTTCCGAGCGGGCAGACGCGCCCGCGCCATGGACGAGTGAAATGGATTAACTGGGGTGACATGGTTGGGACCCAAGTGAACATTATTTAACAACTATTAGCTCGATAAGGGTGCAGCAAATACAGGTGGAACCTGTAATTTAGCAGACTGGTGTCTTCCGCAGACCGTAAGGTCCAAACATCAGTGCTGGATTTACTGTAAAGGTACTGTGTAGTTGTGATTGTAGTGTGAGCAAGGGACCCAAGTTGTCATCATAACCGGTGAATCAAATTACTCGTGCAAGGTGAAGTGTCCGCAGGCCGTAAGAAGGTCTGGGGTAGTGATCTCCCAAGGTTAATAGTTCTGTACTAAAGGGGTGGCTACATTGATGTTCCCAAAACTTTTCTTTTCACTATGACATATTATTCGTGCGAGCCAAATTTACCGTACAATAAAATGACAGTAGTAGATAGAGGAGTACCGTTCTTTGCGAGGTTCAAGGAATTTATTGTGGATGTGCTGTGCTGTTTAACTGATGATGCCGTAGAAGGGCCTTATTCGAGCATGGCGGAAATCAGAGAGATGGAGTATGACCGCGCCGAGAGAAACAAAGCTATAAGGATATCTGATGCACAGAGGTGTCACACTAACAACTTACTTGTAGCTGAGGCAATGTGTAACCTCAAAAATGAGGAAGGCCTTGTAGTTCTCGAAGCTGGCGATTTTGCTCAAGCTGTCGGAGTCGAAGTTGATGACGACATGCTTAGTGGTACCAAACCACTCCCACGTAATGCGTGGGTTCTCGATGTGAGTGGAGTTGCGCAACCTGCAGCTAATTTCACTGTACATACAGAAGTCATAGTTGGTATCGGAGCGAGGTCTACAGTCGCAGGTCTGCAGAAGGGAGCGAAATACAATAAGGAGGCTGCTGCAAACATCGGTAAGCCTGTCGTTGCTATTAAGAACAGCAAGTCTGTATTTAGTACCTCTCTGCAAAAGAAGCCTAACAGTGCTCAGTCTGTTGGGTCAAGTAGTGGTCAAAGTGGTGATCACTCGTCGAGTGCCTCAGAAGCACCAACGTGTCTGGCTAGTGTTAACCCTGCTGTTATTGCAGCAAAGGTAGGCACATTACCGCAGGCACTGCTCGCAAGGCATTATTATGGTCCAGGGGACACTGAACTATATGCCGAACTTGTGAGGCTGAGCGCGCGTCGTCTGGGACTACGCGTGGAAGCTGCACCCCTGTGCACTGCAGTACACTCAGGAGGTACTGCTGTTGCATTGGGTAATCCCACCGTTAACGCTGGTGGGGTGTCCCTTGAGGACACAGGTGTGGAGGAGAAGGAGGATCCTGACAATGAGTCGGAATCCCCTGACAAGAAACACCCGGGTACAGAGCTTTGTTTGTATGCTAAGAAGCAGACATCGCCTTGTACTTTTGGACGTAACAGTCCAACACCCTTGAAGGATCAAGGAGCACTTGTGGCGCGTCCACTTGTGCAACTCCATGACTCGTTGTATCACATCAACAGGGTCAAGGGGCGAATGTACTTGGAGTACGTGTGCTGGGTGAATGAAGGGGCAAAGAGCCCAAATGCTTACCTTTCTGCAGGGTATAGTACGGCGCGTTTCTTGAGAGGAGTTCAGGATGACAACCGGAAAGCACTTGCAGAGTGGAAGGATGTTGGTGAGTTGCGCGAACGCGAGAAGAAACTTGCAGCCAAGGCAGCGGTCAGTAATCTTGGGTTAACAGTTGAACATCAATTGTTGATTCGTGAAATGGCTGCATACCTGAAGCGTAAGAAAGGACGTGTGCGCCCCACCACATCTGCCACCACCACACGTGCGCAGAGGACATTGCAATATCAAGCAGCTGGTAGGCTGTTTGAGAATGTAGCTGAGGACGTTGATTGGACTGTGAACCCATTGACTATCCGCGATGCAGAATTGCAAGAAATGATATGTACGCGTGTCTCCGCGCTATGTGTCATCCCCTCAGAAATGGAGATACACGGTGTGCGTGTTGAGCAGAATAGTGCTAACACGCGTGCCCGCTGGGAATACCAGAACCCGAATGCCACAAGCTATGATCGCATGATGTATAGCGATGATGTGGCACGCGGGGGTCTGGCGGTTTTCTAGAGGGGCCTAGGGTGCGTGAGGGATTTGATTGTGAAACAATCGTACCCTGTGAGGTGTTACAGGGACTCTTAACGAAGAAGGAATCCTTAAGGATCACACGCAACCTAGGCCCGTGTAAGGTGAGGAAGTTCGGGCAGATGCTTAGTTTGGAAGGGAGAGATAATTACTCATTCCATAACTCAAATCTGTCCAATCTGGAATGTGGGGTGAAGGAGAGAATTTTCACAGTACAGAGGGATGGGGTGGCACAAAGACCGCTACCCACCACTGCACTGCAATGGCGAATAATGAAACCATTCGCCAAGATGTTAACCAGGATACTGGGGCAACGTACACCAATGACGCGTAGCGAGTTTGCTAATGCTTATTTGGATAAGAAGAGACGTACCAGATACTTGGATGCTGTAGCATCATTGGAAGTGACACCTGTATGTATACGCGACAGTTACTTGTGTTTGTTTGGCAAGGTTGAGAAAACCAATCTCCCTGCTAAGAAACGACATGTTATGCGTGTAATATCACCAAGAGACGCCAGATACAATGTAGAGGTAGGTAGACACCTACGGGTGGTGGAGCATGGGAGAAAGCCAGGTAGCATGTATTATTCAATAGACAAGTTATTTGGGGCTCCCACTGTGGCCAAGAACATGAATGCGTTGGAAGTTGCAACTTTAATAGTTGGCGCTTACAATGACATTGTAGACCCTATTGTCCTAACCCTTGATGCGACACGCTTTGATCAACACTGTGGAGTGCATGCATTGGTATTCGAACATGGCATTTATAATGCCGTGTTTAAATCACCTTTCTTGCAAAAATTGTTGTCTTGGCAGTTGAAGTCTGTGGGTAGGGGATTCCTCGATGATGGCAGAATTAAGTGCGTCAAAGTCGGAGGACGGTGCAGTGGAGACATGAACACCGCAATGGGGAACGTCATCATCATGACTGGGCTAATTTGGACGTATATGCGCAAGAAGGGCATTAAATACAGATTGGTCAATAATGGAGATGATAGTAACTTGGTAATTAGTAGATGTGACAGGAGTAAACTTGATGATCTACAACCGTGGTTTGAGAAGATGGGCTACGGTATGAAGATTGAAAACGAAACTTCTGTGTTGGAGAAGGTGGTATTCTGCCAGTCACAACCTGTTTTTACAGCACGTGGGTGGATCATGGTTAGGCAGTTGAAGGCAATCATGAAGGATCTTGCGACCAACAAAGATGTGAAGAGTGAGGCGTCTTGGAATGCACAACGAGGGGCGATTGCCAGCTGTGGTAAGGCCTTGTGTGCTGGTGTACCCGTAATGCAAGCGTACTATGAAATGATAGGACGTGGAACAAAACGGGAGGCAAAGAACATGATGGAGACTGGCATGCAATACGCTGCTGCTGGTCTTGTGAGTGGTGCTTCGATCAACGAGGCAGCTCGGGTATCATTTGCAATTGCTTTCGACATTAGCCCCGTTGAGCAGGAGGACATCGAACAACAGTTCACACACATCAACATCAAACACAGAGCATGGGAGCATGGTGATACCGACGACTTATTCCCAACCGTCTGTATACCATTAATATCTACCTAGTTCTAACCACAGTATGGCTAGTTTTACCAACAATACTAGCGACACACGTGCAATCGATCATCTGCACATGCTCAAAGGAGCGGTCACAGGTGTCCGGAGGTTATCCGCCCCAGGGTTGGGGGGATTCCCGGGCGTCATTTGGAGAGGCTTACAACATATCAGCCATGATTATGCTGCCACTGAGCGTGCCCATAGAAGGTACTTGGATCGTAACCCAAGTACGGATAGGCACATCAAACAGTGGGAAACTGTCCCAGAAGAGAAAGGCACCAGTAAACATGGTGAACGACACTTTGAAGAAGAACCAGCTACTGCGGTCGCAACGAGGAGTGTCCAAGATACCATTGGACACGAACTCATCGCGCACGCATCCCGAGGCACCCTGCCAACATGGCATGCTGCCGCCAAAGGAATGGCAAGACATGGGTTTGACCTCGCGGTTAAGCACGTGCGTAGCCATCCTCAGGGACTTGCTGGTGTCGCTGGCGATCTTGTGGGGCATGTTCAGCGAGTTGTTGCATCGATGAAGGACTCAGCACCGAGAGCAGAGCGAGCGATTGTGGAGGAGTTGGAGGAGACGGTGAGTGATTTGGAGGACATTAGCAAGGGAGACTATCCCCCTGCTGACACACTAGTACAAGCAATGCCGCATGAGGAGTATGCAACTGGGATTTTAGCAAAACCCGGGGCAATGTTGTATGGCCAACCAACTATGGCCGGTGTGATGGGTGGAATATCAGCACCCAGTGAACCTCAAGTCAACACGGGTTCGAACGGAAGGACGCGAGTAAAACATCGTACCTACATTGGAACACCAGTTGGTAGCAGCACATTACTACCAACTCGGTACATGATCAACCCTGGGATGGAAATTGTTGCCCCTTGGGCAGCACCAATTTGCAACCGATTCCAGTTTTATAAACTGGTTAACTTCAGTGTAGAATACATACCGCGCGTATCTGTAACATCCAGTGGTCAGGTTGCTTTGGCAGCAGACTTCAATCTGGATCCTGCAATTCCTGACTCAACACAGGAATTGCTGGCGAACCCATTTTCGGTCACAGCCCCAGTATATCAGGGAGCAGTGTGGCCACATGTTGATTCTTCCGGTGAGGTCAAGGCATACCATGAGGACCTCGCTGGGCAATTCAGGAAGAAACGCACACGGTCATTTTCCATTGGACATGATAAAGCGCGGTTGTATGACAGTCTCTATTTCTACTTTGCTACACAAGGCACAACTGGTGTTTTAGGGGACCTATTCTTCAATTATGAAATTGAATTGTACGTTCCTCACATCCCAAACCCTTATAGTGTGGCTGAGAGTAACAGTTTCTTTAAGTGCAATGCTGCTGAGGTAGGCACGGGTGCAACATCTTTGCTCGTACCTGCTTCATTCTTACCAGAGTGTAACGGACTCAGTTTACGACACTCAGGGGATAGTGGAGGTGGCTCAAATGCCATCCATCTACCCAAGGGTGTCTGGAGAGTTCAAGTCCATGTCCCTACTATGTATGGCACTGGGATTGCTAACCAAGCAACAACGGTTAGTATTTACACTGGTACCACTGGCTCACCACCAACAACAATGGTAGCATCAGAATCTGATACTTACAATAATTCCGCGGTGAGTT